CGTTATCGCTCAAAGGTTCCTCGCTCTATGGATGCGGGACTCAATCTCCTTAACTAAAGAGCATCGTCCCTCTAAAAAATAACCGTAAGAAGCATCGCTTCCCGGTCCCCAGCATGGCTGCTCAATGGTGGTATCCCGTAGCCATTTGAGCAACTTCTGCCCTTCTTCTGTGCCAAACACGCGCAGGCACAATTTATCTGCATCACTTGATTCTCTAGGAGCCATCGACTCCTGCATTGCATCTAGATCATCCCACCCAGCCATAAGCCTCCTTGCTTGGCACAATCGGAGCCGAAGCTGCCTCTTCTGCCTGTTCTGTTGCGTGAATGCAGTACCAGATCGTATCTGTCTGAGTCACGATTACGTGGATTTTGTTTGCGGCTATTTCGATGCAAGCCGGAGCCTTGTAAAACTTTTGCACTCCGTCTACATCTAAAACGACTTCGCCCTTTGCCAGAATCGACAAGTGGGAATAGGTATGCGCGTGTTGTGGGATGGCATACCCTTTGGGCAACATATACTCTTTGGCGTACAACCCTTCGGCAAAATGGTGATGCAGTTCACATTCCACCCGGACCTCCTTCTGGTTGACCTTCCATTAAGGCTTGCTGCTGACCGGCCATTGCCAGCATCAATTGCTGCTGCTGCATCATCTCTTGCTGCTGCTGCATTAGGAAGCCACGCTCTGCTCCGGTGTTGCGAACCGAACTTGGTATGCCCAGCTTGTCACCGATGTAGTCAATCAACTCACCTGTCTTAACCGCAAGCTGACCTTCGTTACCCATCGTTGCGGTAATCTGCATGAACTGCATAATGTTGTTGATCTCTTCCATGTTCTGCGCCATTGCCAACGGGGCAACAGGGCTAACACGAATCTCTAGGCCATTGACCTTCAGCGGCATATTGATCAGGCCGCGCTCATCCATCACTTGCAGGATACGCGCCACCATTGGAATCATGGTTTCGTTGATCAGACGACCAAACGCTGAACCCAAGTTCTGCGCCAGTTCCTTCATACGCTCAACGACTTCTGTCGCGCTACGGGCAGACATATTGTCTGGTGGCAACGATTCATCCAGCAGAGTACGCTTGATGTTTTGACGCAGGTCATTAATGACGATCTGGCTCACATTAAAGTCACCGGCACGAGGCAACGGAGTCAACGATGCACCTTGTGGGCCACCGTTTCTTGCCACCGGAATGATAGCGCCCGGAACAATCTTAACCGTCTGTGGGTTCAGCACACCGTCGTCTGCTGCCGTGTAGACACCAGCGACTGCCAATGAGGCATTCTTCAGCAGCAACTCAAGTGTCTTGTTCAGCGTCTTGATGTCAGGCAATGCTGTTAGCAGCGGACCACGACCATAGATTTCACCAGCGACTTTCGAGTAGCGGCTGATCACCCACGGAGAGGACATCATGCGACGATAGACAATCTCCTCTTTGCTGCCTGATTCAATAACGTGATAACACCAATCGCCACGCTCTGCGTCGTAGACGGTCGCCTCCAACAAGTCAAACTCGTCGGTCTTTTTGGCATCGATCATCTGCTGCAAGTGTTCGGAGAATACGGCATCCTTCCATTGCTGCTCAATAGCCTCGCCCTTCATCCGCATCCGACGGTATATCTTGTCTACCGTACCGTTCGCACCTTCCTCGTAGGACACAAGGAACATCGGGATTGGCGTGAAGTTGATCGGGGATACATCATCCCCCGGCTGAATCATCATGCAAGCCGTGCCAACTGCCATGTCTAGCAGGAATTCACCGATAGCAATGTCGAAGTTCGACTGCTTAATGACGGTAAACATCTTCTCCATGTACACATCCATGATGGCCTGTGCTTGGTCTTTCTGGCGTGGGTCAACATCTGACCCCGGCTCTAGTCGGCACCACTTACGCTGTGGTGGGAAGATGCCTGACTGCAAGCGGTTCGCAAAACGCTGGGTAGAGTTAATGGCTGTCGAGTCAAACACACGCGCCATTTTTTTTGCGCCCTTAGAGTTGCCATCATAGTAGCCATACAACTGTCGTTGCGGCAGGGCAAACTCATAGGCATCGCGGTACAAAGACTCGAACAAGTCTTTATCGCGCTGCGCTTTCTCGGCACGACGCAAAATCTCATCCGTTGGCATCTTATTGCCTTGGTATGCTTTGCGGCGCGTACCCTTCGTGTAGGACATTTCAGCCATTATCGCTCTCCAGCTTGTATTTCTCTAATAGGTTTCGACCTTTAGCTGCCAACCGTGCGGCAGAACTGCGTGTTCTTGGCACAGGCTCACCCCATGCGTTCGCTGCTAACGCCAATCTTGTTGGATCGCCATCCTCATCAACCAATGGCCCACTCAAGTTGGTATAAAAGCGCGTTAAAAAAGAACCCTTGCGTCTGGCCTTCTCACCTGTTGGCGACGATTCTTTGACTCCCGGCTTTAGATTCTTACTCTCACCGGATGCCTCGAACTTGCGCCGACCAGCTTCGGTCAACCCGCCTTCAGGGTCTTTGTACTTGCTCACTTGCCGCCCCGTGCTGCGGCCATGTTGTCGATTAAGTTAGGATAAGGACGACCTGCTTGCTGTGCGCGACGCATAGCACTACGCTTTTGCGATTCACTCAACTTCTTCGGATCACCCAAATCTTTAGGACGCTCTTTATCCCACACTTCTTTTTTGGATTTGTTCATCACTTTAGTTTTTCTTTCATTAACATTGGACGATCAACTTGACGGGGCTTCATTACTGCCCTCGCTTGTTGTTCCTCATCATCCATAACCGAGTGTATTTCTTCGGCGCGTTTACCACCCGCCTCGCCACTTTGATAAATAGGCCAATCGCCTTTCTCAATGTCGGTTTTCCAAACCTTATAGAGTTCATCTTCATCTGTTACGATCTTGTTGTCTACCCATCCCGGCACAGTAGCAAACTGTCCCTTGTATTTTCCTTCAGGGATGTAAATTGTCGATGAGTACACCGTAATCGGATTGCCTTCAGGGTCAGAGCCAACATTGCCTGTCTCAATAGACCGACGATGGTATTTGACGATGTTCTCTTCAGCAGGCGTAAGATTCAAATTAGGCATTATTCGTACCATTCAATAAGCATATGAGCCATATGTGCTTGCCCACTTCTATTCGTTAGACGAAATAAGTAAGTAGTTAATGGTGCGAGTACATATTGAAATGAATAAGCACTTGCGCCACCAGCGCCACCACCAGAACCGCCAGCAAGAAACTCACCAGTTAATGCCGTGCCTGTAGATGTTACTGTCGGATTAATTAATGACGCGCTTTGACTTGTGCTTCCAATAGACCTATGTCGGTTGATTGCTGTAAATGGTGTTCCTCCAGTTACAACTGCTCCTTCATATATTTCAAACTCAGCATCGCCGCCGCAATTAACGTCAAACACCAAATGAGGGCTAATGCCACTTCCCCAAGCAACAGCAATGTTGATGCTTGCGTCATTTGCTAACTGGTTCGCATCGCCATTTAAGTAATAAACGTAATACGCTCTGCCTTCATGCAGTCGCACATGATTTACGTCAGCCACAATCAATGGAGAGTCTGACCCTGCTAGGATCATCGCTCCATTTTTGTCCTTTTGAGCCAGCGATACCAGTCGCGATTTGGTGTTTAGCGACTCAACATTGACTGTAGTAACGGCCATTAGTCTTCTTTGCCTTCGTGTTCGATTTCAGCGGCTTTCTTCATGTCCTCTTCATTGGGCTTGCTTCTTCCCGCCATTTTTGCGAACATTCTTGCAGCCTTACGCTGAAACGGTGTGCGCTGCATGGGCATCTCTTCGTCTTCTTTTTCTTCTTCGCCAATGATGATCTTGATTTCCATGATTACGCCTTTTGCTTAGTAGCCTTACGTGCTTCGGACAGGGCAATGGCTTGCGCTTGCTTGGGGTCTTTGACCACAGGACCGCCTTTGCCAGAATGTAGACCGCCACCCTTGTACTCGCGCATGACTTTCTGCACTTTCTTTTGGAACTTATCCATTGAGTGTCACTCCTTTTGATAGCATGGGGCGCTCTCTTGAGCCTTGGGTTACAGCACGGAGTCGTGCAGATCGACGTTCGGTGATCTCACGCTCTAATGTTTGTTTTGCGCCTTGCTTATTAGCCTGAATATTTTCTAGTTCTTGTTCAGAAGCAGAAAAGTCTGGCTTGGCGGGTTCTTTTTCTGTAAACGGGGCAGGTCTCGGCTTACGAATCTCAACCAATCCAACTTGATTATTGCCAATAACTTCCCAGCCCTTCGCCTCAAGAGTTGCTGGCAGCACTCGGCCAACTCCTTCAACGTAATAGCTTATGCCTCGCTTCCAATCACGATTAGGATACTCATCAAGGCCATCACTAAATGAAAGCTTTGACTTAATTGATTCTTGTAATTTGGTATTGTATTGATCTAGTCTTTGCTGATACGACGAAAGTTGCTCATTGTAAGCAGACAACTTTTGCTGCTTTGCTGCAAAGGCTTTTTCATACTCTGGACCAGCCGACGCAATGCTTGCTTGATAGGTTTTTGTCAGAGCCTGAATTTGTTTTTGGTACGGCGTTAATTTTTTAGCCATACGATACTCCTGTGCCGAGCATTCCGACCTCTGGTGCTAGGCGTTCTTCGGACAACAGGGCGCGTTTACCGCCACGGATTCTGGCTCTCATTCTTGAGGACTCTTCCGATCCCATTTTGCGACGCTCGGACTCTAGTTCTTGAGCCACGCGCATAGCTTCTTTCTCCATCGTAGACTTTTCTGCCGCATACTTTTCTTTTTCAGCGGAAAGTCGCTCTCTGGCGATAGAAGCATTTTGCTGCTGGGCTTCGATCTGCGCTCTGGTCTGACGCTCAAGAATTGCTGTTTCACGTTCAGCAACAGCCCGTGCTTCTCTGGCGCTTTTTCTGGCCTCATTTGCTTGATAACTAGAACCAAGCAGCATTGCACCTGCAATCCATAATGGCATATCGTTCTCCTAACAAAACATTTTCCAAAAATTGTATGCTTTTCCCTGCAAACAGCAATATAAATGCTATCTCTTTGATATCACTTTCTATGCAAAGACATCAAAATCCGTACTGGCGTTGCCTTGTTGGACGAACTGGCCGCTTAGACCGAGGGGTGTTTTGGTCATTCTACGGTGTTCGCCGCCGCCGAGTAGCAGGTAGCCGAAGGCATCACCCACGTGGGAGTGTTCATTCTTGTTGGGGGCATCTCGGAAGCGTTCTTGGCCGGAGCCAACGGACACCCGCTTGAAGTGATAGCCGCCTGCTAGGGATTTCCTAAGAAGTTTGCAGGATTTGTCCACGAGCAATCCGGGTTTTCCGCTAATTAGTCGCTGCATGGGTGCGGCTGCGGACTCTCGCCGGACTTTGAAATCGTTACTTGGGGTAGGTTGCGCTCTCAAGCCAAGGGTTCGCAGGTGGTCGAAGGCGGTAACTTCGTAGATTGCGTCGCGCTGCATACCGGCTGGGTCGCCCCAGATCATTATTTGTGCTTTTGGAAACCTTGCATTGAGTTCGCCGAGCAGTTGTTGGCCGAATCGCTCAAGGCCCATGTCGAAGGTGACGATTTCGTGGAGTACGTGCCATGCGCCGGAGGGGTGTTTCTGGCCGATGACGGCGGCTGGAGTCAGACCGAAGTCGAGGCCGACTTGGATGGGCAAGTTTGGCTCGTAGTCCAAGTCTTGCGACATCAGGTTGTCGTCGTATTCGGGCCAGACTGGCCTGCCTTCTTGCACATAGGTGTATTTCCCTTCGGCGTAGCACCTGATCCAGTCGAGGTTTTTGCCGAGCAGCATTTGTTGGTAGTAACCCCCCGGCAGGTTAGACGTATTTTCTGCTTTGGCATTGGGTTTCCACCATCGACCTGCGCTATATATATGGTCGTTAGCTTCAGGATTTTCTGGCAGTTCTGCAACATCGGCTTCTTGGACACCTCCGGGCTGTCTGAAAAAGTCCCATTTGTATGCCCCACTCATTTTCTCCTTTTCTGCCATGCGGAACCACCAATGGTCATCATCCATTGGGTTGGTATCCATGATGATGCCGTGCCAGCTTGCACCGCCATCTCGTTTTGTTGGGTATCGTCCGACGCGATGGGTCAGACCGTCGATGACTGCTTTGGGTAATTCACGCGCTTCGTTCACCCATGCGCCGGTC